AACACGAGTTTATTTTCTATGTAAAAGGTGATGGCTGGCAGGGTGATAAAAGCCAATCAGATATTTGGAAGATGAGTAGAGGTGCAACTGGCGAATATGTACATCCAACGCAAAAGCCGGTTGAACTGATAGAAAAAGCTTTAGCAAACAGCAGCAAGTCCGGTGACACTATTTTAGATGTTTTTGGCGGCAGCGGCTCAACTTTGATTGCGTGCGAGAAAACAAACCGGCAAGCTAGGTTGATGGAACTTGATCCAAAATATGTCGATGTAATTGTTAAACGCTGGCAGGACTTTACCGGCTTGATCGCTGTTAATGAAAAAACCGGCAAAACATTTAACGAGATGAACAATGGCACCGACCACGTTTCCGCTTGATTTTATTAGCAAGCTGTTAGATTTAACACCGCGCCGCGTGCAACAGTTATCGGCAGAGGGTGTAATACCGAAAGCGGAGCGTGGCCGGTATGAGCTAGTGCCAGCCATTCAAGGCTATATCCGCTATCTTAAAGAGCGATCCATCAAAGCCGACACCAGTGGCGATGATTACAACGCGCACCGCACCAGACTGACTAAAACCCGCGCTGATTTGGCTGAATTAGAAAAAGCACAAATTGAGGAGCAACTTATACCGGCAAGCGATGTGGAGCGTGCTTGGATCGATGTTAGCCAGAATATGCGGCAAAAGCTGTTAGCCTTTCCGCAGCGGGTGGCACCCGAAGTTTACGCCGCTGAAAAACTGATTGAAGTAAAAAGCATTTTGAAAGATAACATTTACGATGCACTCAAAGAAATCAGCGAAGTCGAAGTCAGAGTCACTCAACCTTTACGGGGCAGCGAATCTGGCGAAGATAGCGCAGAAAACACTAGCCAGCCTAGCACCGCCGCCTGATCTTGCCATTGATGAATGGGCAGACCAGTATCGCGTGCTTTCGCGTGAAAGCAGCGCAGAGGCCGGTAAATGGTCAACCGACCGCGCACCATACCAGCGCGGAATGATGCGTGCTATTTCCGATCCGGCAACCGAAACGATTGTTTTTATGACCGGCGCGCAGATTGGCAAGACTGAAATCATAAACAACGCTATCGGCTATTACATATCGCAAGACCCGTCGCCCATTCTTGTTGTGCAGCCGACTTTGGATATGAGCAAGATGTGGAGTAACGACCGGCTTGCGCCTATGCTGCGGGATACGCCAGCTCTAAAGAACGCGGTAAAAGACCCGCGCAGCCGCGATAGTGGCAACACGTTACTGCAAAAATCCTTTGTTGGCGGCTACATTGCTATGGTCGGGGCTAATTCACCGGCTGGCTTAGCATCTAGGCCTGTTAGGTGCGTTTTCTTTGATGAGGTGGACAGGTTCCCGCATTCAGCCGGTACAGAGGGCGATCCGATTGATCTAGGCCGGAAAAGAACGTCAACCTTTACATATAACCGCAAAATCGTAATGGTTAGCACGCCAACCAATAAAGGCGCGTCCAGAATTGAATTGGCCTATGAAGAAAGCGACCAGCGGCAGTATTATGTGCCGTGTCACGACTGCGGCTATAAGCAAGTGCTGAAATGGTCACAAGTGCAATGGGAAAAGGACAAGCCCGAAACCGCCAACTATATATGCGAAGGCTGCGGCAGCGTATGGGATGACGCGGATCGTTATCGCGCTGTCAGGGCTGGTGAGTGGGTTGCGCAAAATCCAGAGCATAAAATAGCCGGTTTTCATTTAAGTGGCTTATATAGCCCTTGGACGCCGCTTGCAGATGCAGCGCGTGATTTTCTAGTTGCCAAAAAGTCGCCGGAGACGTTGCGTGTATTTGTAAACACGTTTTTGGCAGAAACGTGGGAAGATGAAGGCCAAACTGTCGGCGATATTGACTTTCAAAGCCGCGAAGATGATTGGGGCGAAACCGTACCAGATGAGATTGTAGTCGTCACCGCTGGCATTGACGTTCAAGATGACCGGCTTGAATTGGAGATCGTTGGTTGGGGTCGTGATGAAGAAAGTTGGTCGCTGGGTTATAAAACTTTATATGGCGATCCCAGCACGCCGCATCTGTGGAACGATCTGGATAACATCCTAAAAGTGGCATACACGACCGAAAGCGGGCGGCAGCTAGGCATTAGGGCTGCGTGCATCGACAGTGGCGGTCATTACACGCAAGCGGTCTATAACTTTGTCCGGCCACGCGAAGGGCGGCGCATATTTGCCATCAAGGGTATGGGCGGCGAACAGCGGCCACTGGTTAGCAGACCGACCAAAAACAACATCGGCAAGATCAAATTGTTTGCGGTCGGCACTTTCCCAATCAAGGAATTGATTTTTTCCAGATTGCGCGTACAATCAGAGGGTGCGGGATATTGCCATTTCCCAGCCGGTCGGTCAGATGAGTATTATCAGCAGCTTGCGAATAGTGAAAAAATTGTCACTAAATACCAAAAAGGCTTTCCAAGGCGGGATTTTGTCAAGACGCGCACAAGAAACGAAGCACTTGATTGCAGGGTGTACGCATATGCGGCACTTTGCATTTTGTCGCTGAATATTAACGCTGTTGCCGATAGGGTCGTAAATGCACCGGAACCAGAAGCACCACCGCAGCCGCAACAGTCGAACCCACTGGCACGCCGACCAAGACAGGGCGGCTTTGTTAATTCTTGGCGGTAATAATGGCAAATAGATTTGATATAGACGCAGCTCCTGATGGGCAAGCACCCGAAACAATCATCATTGGCGATTATCTGCTTTGGAAGCGCACCGATCTGGTAAGCGACTATCCGCTTGCAACGCATTCAATGGAATATGTCGCACGCATCACTGCCGGTGGCAACACCGAAATCAAAGTTGCAGCAACCGAAACAAACGGCACATATGTTTTTGAAGTGGATAGCGCAACTTCAGCCGGTTATGTTGCTGGCTTTTATCACTGGCAGCTAGAAGTCACTGAAACCGCATCTGGCAACCGCGTAGTCATTGAGCGTGGCACATTCACAGCGGTTGAAGATTTGGATGTGAACGGGGCTGATCCACGCAGCCACGCCGAAATAATGATAACTAAGATCGAAAGCGTGCTGCAAGGCAAGGCTGATGCAGACGTTGCGAGCTATTCGATCAACGGGCGGTCATTGACCAAAATGTCATTTACTGACTTAATTGACGCGCGGAACTTTTATCGGCAAGAACACGCCAAAGAATTACAAAAAGAACGTGCTTTAGCTGGTGAGACAACCGGCGCAACCATCTTGGTGAGGTTTTAACAATGGGCATCTTTGACTTTTTCAAAGGCAAGCCCCAGCCAAAAAAGATGGCAAGGGCGTTTCACGGGGCTGACACTGGTCGGCTATTCAGCGATTTTGTGTCTAGCAGCCGGTCGGCAGATAGTGAAATCAAGCCATCACTGCGTATTCTGCGCGACAGATGCCGCGAAATCAGCCGCAATCATCCATATGCCCGCCGTTATTTGCAGATAATGACCACAAACGTTGTCGGCGCGGCTGGGGTTCGGATACAGGTTCGCAAGCGTAATGATGATGGTTCGCTTGATAGCGTAGGTAACAGGATTGTTGAACAGGCTTGGCAGCAGTGGGGCAGGGCTGGTTTTTGCACTGTTGATGGCCGGATATCTTGGTCGCAAGCGCAACGGCTGTTTATTGAGACATTAACGCGCGATGGCGAAGTGCTAATCCAAAAGATTAAGAACCCAGCGGGCAACCCGTTTGGCTTTTCGCTAAAGTTTCTGGAAGCCGATTATCTTGATGAGGGTTATGACGCACGCCTAAACAACGGCAACGAAGTGCGTATGGGCGTTGAACTGGATCGCCGCACTGGCAAGCCGGTCAATTATTATCTGTTTGAAGATCACCCGCATCACGACCAAGGCTATGGTTCACGCACAAAGCGGCATCATAAGATTGTTCCAGCCGATCAGATCATTCATTGCTATATGCAAGACCGCGCTGGGCAAACCCGTGGCGTGCCTTGGATGAGTAATGTGCTTTCGCGGCTCAAAATGCTGGACGGCTATGAAGAGGCGACGCTAGTAAATGCGCGGGTTGCCGCGTCAAAGATGGGCTTTTTCACTAGCCCAGAGGGCGATGGCTTTGTTGGCGATGATTACGACAATCACAACCCAATAATTGATGCGGCCACCCCGGGCAGCTTTATGCAATTGCCGACTGGAATGTCGTTCACTGCATTTGACCCACAAAACCCGACTGACAGCTTTGCGGAGTTTGAAAAAGGTATATTGCGCGGGATTGCGTCCGGCCTTGGTGTCAGCTATGTGTCGCTGGCAAATAATCTTGAAGGCGTTAGCTATTCATCAATCCGGCAAGGCACAATAGAAGATCGTGACCATTTCAAAGTAATCCAGCAATTTATGATTGACCAGTTTGTTGACCCGATCTATCGCGCTTGGCTAGAAATGGCTATCACTGTTGGCCGCATCAATCTGCCAATGGGAAAATATGACCTGTTTGCCGATCAAGTGATCTATCGGCCACGCGGCTTTGCTTGGGTCGATCCGCAGAAAGAGATCAACGCCAGCGTGATTGCACTGAACAACGGCATCGTCAGCTTGCAAGACGTTCACAGCCAATATGGTCGTGACACTGAAGAAATCTTTGAACAGATCAACCGCGAAAGCGAACTGGCTGACCGCTATGGCTTAGACACCGCTTTCCAGCCTTTCGGCAACAAATTACCGGCGCAGCCATCAATTGATGTGGGGCAAGACGATGGCGACCTATAAAGGCGCTGAAATCAACTTGAAGCCGACCGAAGGAATGGCCGCAGAAGCGCGTAAATTTAAAAAGTGGCGCGAAGAAGGCAAGCAAGGCGGCACTGATGTTGCGGTTGCGCGTGCGACCCAGCTTGCTAACCGGCAAGAACTATCTGCCGACACTGTGCGCCGTATGCACAGCTTTTTCAGCCGCCACGAAGTTGATAAGCAAGCTGAAGGGTTTAGTGCTGGCGAAGAAGGTTATCCGTCAAAAGGTCGCGTTGCTTGGGCAGCGTGGGGCGGTGATGCTGGGCAGACTTGGGCAAGGGCAAAAGATGCTGCGCTTGATCGTATTGACGAACGTGGTCTAGATTTAAATGAAGAAATCGCTGATAATGTTGGCGAGAT